GCTTCTGGTGTATGTCCACCTTCAGTTGGACTTTTCCATTCACCATTTATAACTCTTTTCTTTTGTGCCTCACTAATTTTTTTTCTTACTTCTGGTCTCTTTGCTGGATTTTTATCTCCAACAAGTTTTCCTTTTGCTGCGGCACTTAATTTTTGCTTTACTTCTGGTGTATGTGAAATATACTGACTACCTCCACCTATTGTATTATTATAACCGTTTTCATAAGATTTATATTTTTCGATATAAAATGTTTCTCTTTCATCGAGATTTGTAATATTACATTCTTCTAATAGTTGTATTTTAAAGTTTTCTTTTCCATATTTTTGAATAGCATATGATATTGCTGTTTTTTTGCTTGGTTGTTGGTGCTCACTAAATCTTTGTTTGAGGGTTAATTTTGTTTGACCAACATACATTTTATTGTTAAGTGTATTTGTAATTAAATATATTTTTCCCATATGGTTAGACTTTGAACTTATATTATTATTTATAAAAATTGAGTAGTTCAAAGTCTAACCTATTTTTTTATTTTAGAAACAATTTGCCCATTTCCAGTCATCAAGTAACCATTTGGTGCTGGTCCTACTACATCGGCACATATTTTTCCATAAGGACTTTCTGGGTGATAAAATACTCCTACTCTTATTTGTTCTCCACAAACACGCAGTCTTACGAGTTCAAAATCTAAACGACTTTTTTCTGCTTCACTTTCTTGTCTTTTAATTTCAGTGCGAACCCTTGCCTTACAAAGTTCTTGGAAAGATCCGTCAAGAGGTATGGAGAACCCTGCAGAGAGTCCTCCATTAAATGAATTGGTCTGATATGATGTTGGATCTGTACTGCCCGCAAGACTATTGTAACCAAAGGTTTGTAAGTTTAATGTTGGACCCTGGCAAGACACACCACCACCATAAGTATTCATAGCAAAAGGACCCTGAAGCACCTGTACTGCCTGGTTGGTTACATTACCAGTGGCAGATGCTGAGGGTCCTGCTATGTTAGTATTAGACGGTGCTTGCTGAGCAGTTGCTGGTAGAGCAAATACTATTGCGTAAAGACCGATAATGTATTTGTGGTAGAGTCTTCTACCGTTTTGCGATCTATCCATGTTTCTTTCGCAATTCCAGGAGTCAAGTGAGTTTCACTAAACTGGAACGGAGCACCTTGATTGATAATGGTGTAGTTCGCTCCTGGAGATGGTGTTCCAGGGATGTTGATATTTGTGCCAGTGACAGTATAAGATGTCCCAGTGGTATATTCTATTTGTTTGATAACTTCAACCACCTCAGTGCGAGTTCTGGTCTCAGAAGTAATCGTGCCACTCGTAAAGTTAGGAGTGACTGGTGCCGCATAGCAGGGAGAAATAAGTCCCGCTGCTAGCAGCAAAGCGGGAGTTATGTGTCTCACTTGAATACGCTTAACTCAACGGTTCTTTGAGCAGTACCAGTGCTTCCAGGACCACCAGCGGTGATGGTAGGAACACCAGCAGCATTGATAGTTCCAGCAAGAGAACCTGCCGAACCACCTAACTGAGTAGTAGAGTCGCTATAAAGGTTGGGAGCAGCAATTGTTCCAGAAGCTGCCGACTGAGTGGTGACATTAGTATCAGCAGTAATTGAAGATTCACTGAAAGTAAATGCCCCACCATTCGTGTTGATCGCATAAGAACCAGCACCACCAACTCCACCAAGAGTTGTGACGTTAATGTTTGTGCCTGAGACGGTGTATTGAGCACCGACTCTATTTGATTGTACCGCAGCACCCTGAACGCTTAGTTGTACGGAATCAACGATTTTTGATGTAATTTCAGCAGCAAAAGCAGGAGTAGTAAAGAATAACGAAAAGGCTAAAAGAAGCTTTTTCATTGTTCTAAAGATGAAAACCTAGCTTATTTAGGAGTGGACACTTCTTAAACTGGCACCTTGACAAAACCTAAATATTAACTTATTATGAACAAACCCACTTCTATGGTGGGTTTTTCGTTATGAGTCATTGATGTGACCATTAGAGCCGTGGGGTCTGCCCTCTGAGAAGAGGGAAGTGCGCTTTCCCTATACGGATGTAGAGTTCAATCAAATTTAATGCAAAATTTCTTTACAGTAGCCCTGCCTCTTGTGGCAACGGTTACAACCAGTACGGCAACACTGCCATTCGTAAACTACAAAATGGACGGTCCTCCGCCCCCTGTAGTTGAAGAGACAGCAATCCGCGAGGTTGCTCCCGCAAAGTCAAAAGAGAAAAGGCTAATTTGTAAAGGGTGTAATGAACAAGAGAATGCTACCCTGGCATTTTTCCAGGATCGTGGTATTAAAGACAGAAACGCCCTTGCTACCATCATGGGCAATATTAGACAGGAATCCACATTCGTGCCTAATATTTGTGAAGGTGGTAGTAGGACTCAGTATCATCACTGCGGTCGCGGTTATGGTCTGATCCAATGGACATCTGCCAACCGTTATTATGGATTGGGTGATTTTGCTAAGAAGTATGGTGGTTCTCCATCATCACTTCACACGCAACTTCGTTATCTAACGACTGAGGTTCAATGGCAACGAATTGAAGACAGGATGAAAACTCCTGGTAAGTCTATCAATCGTTACATGGACTATGCGTATAGTTGGATCGGATGGGGGCATCATGGTGCTCGTACATCTTATGCACATGAGTATGCTTCCAAACTGATCACGGTAGAAGTTTGATATATAAGGGGAGTGCTGCAGAACTCCCCTTTCTTATGTTTAAATTTGGAAAACAAAAACCAGATATAAAACAGTACGCTATAATAGGAATTATATTATCTTCTCTTATAGCAGCACTCTCACAGTGTACAGGAGTATCTCAAGATGGACTTTGGGACTTATTGGATGAGATTCAAAGAAAGTATTTCCCACAAACTATTCTTAATGAGATTTTTATTCAAGATCCTAACAAAGTAGAACGCAGAGTCAAGCGTGATGTATATCGAGCAATTGATGAAGTCACACCTGAGTATGACCGTATCATTGAAGAGTCGAATAAGCGTTATAAACCACGATATTCTGAGAAAGCACCAGACGGCAGTGAGGCACAAAGACTGCTTGGTGGAGAAATGAGAATCTGTGCCGTATGGGTTGACGACTGCCCCAAGCAGTAGTATAATAAGAAGGTCTTCAGGGGCACGTAACTCAGATGGATAGAGTATCCGACTTCTAATCGGTTTGTCGGGGGTTCAAGTCCCTCCGTGCCTGTTGGAAACTTTATGTTTCCTTATTCCGAGTAGCCCGCAAGGTGCGGGAGCAAACTGTTAATTTGTTATAGGTCAGTTCGATTCTGACACTCGGAGCCACGCCCTTGTAGCTCAGCTGGTAGAGCGCGGCTTTTGTAAAGCCGATGTCGCAAGTTCAAGTCTTGTCGGGGGCTCTTGACATAATACTCATTATGTCCTATACTTTTCTTGTGTGAAGGAAGTGCCGGAGGTTCCGTGCCTATGAAGAGGAAACTCTGAGGTTGGGTAAATCCTCCACATTGCGGGAGTAGCTCAACGGTAGAGCGCCATCCTTCCAAGTTGGATGTTGCGAGTTCGAATCTCGTCTCCCGCTTTCTTAACCATCCGTAAAAAGTCTTAACCGTATCTTAATTGACACATCTGATACGGTTATGCTATGATACCGTTAACTTAATCATCTCTTAAAATTTGGTTAAGTCTCTCTAAATAAAACCGCATAAGAGACGCCCCAACTACTCGCGTCAATTATGTGACCCATAACACATAGGGTTTGTATGCCCTGGTGTATAATGCCGTTTAGTACTAAAACAAACTTTTTATGAAATTCAAACAACTGATGCTTGCACCTGTTGCTTTGGGAATGGTTGCTCCTGTTGCTGCGAATGCCGCAGATCTTAATATGGCAGCAGTCAACCAATACACTTCCTCTGAGCAGGTCTCAAGTATCACTCAACTGACTGATGTCCGTCGGCTTATCAGGCACTCAGCAATCTTGTTGAGCGTTATGGTTGCGTTGCTGGTTATGAAAACGGAACTTACCTTGGTGGTAAGTCCATGACCCGTTTTGAAGCCGCTGCTCTTCTGAATGCTTGTCT